GCTCAAGCGCTGCGGCGAGGTTCAACGCGGTGCGCAGGCCGAGGTTGGCAAAGAGCAGCCCGGCGGCGAGGATCGCGGCAAAGGTCGAGAGCGGGAAGGCGGGCCGATGCGGCGCGGTGAGCCCGTCGCGCAGTCGCAGAAATCTGGGTTCATCGCGCCGCATCATTGCCTCCTGTGCTGTGGTTAGGAGGCAATAAGATGGACAAAAAGTCCACTAGTCAAGCGTTAAAATAGACCAAAGGTCCATTGTCGTTCTTCGGGGTCTTTGAAATAACCCCTCTTGAGGGGGGATGAATGCATGTATTCAATGCTCGATCTGCTGGTTCTCGGAGCGGCGCGCATGACTGGGGCGTCGGTCAAGGAAACGTACTGCGCAGGATGTTGCATTAAGGCGAAGCTCAATGCTCTTTGGGGGCGAGTCTCGCGGCGACCTTAGCCGTCCGCGCTGCATGCATGTTCTCAGCTAGCGCGGCGCGGATTTCGAGCGGTGCATCAGAAAGGATGCCCCGGTAAATAAAGTCTAGTCCTATCCCGTAGAGATCGGCAATTTTGGCTCCCATCGCAATGTCGAGGCCTTTTGTTCCCGCCTCGACCTTGGTGAGCGTGCTCCGATCTAAGGCGATGGAATCAGCGAACGCAGCCTTGGTCATGCTCAGTGTCTCGCGGATCGCAGTTATCCGCTCCCCGACACGATCAGGGTGCATTTCGGGTGAGAGAATGGCAGCGGCGACGAGCTTTTTCATGCCCGAAGGTTGCGCGGCGTTGGAAAAAACGTCCATCGACCTTTTGTCCATCGTTGACGAATGGACCTTTTGTCCACTAATGAACTGGTATGAACACATGCAAAACCGTCCGTAATCTGATCGACCAGTGGCCTGTGCGGCGCGACTTAGCCTCTGATTTGGGGGTGACCGTCGACCGTGTGAACAAATGGGTCCGCGTAGAGTCGATCCCTGCGCGTTACCATGCGGGGCTTTTGCGTGCCGCTTGGCGCCGCGGGTATTCTGTTTCCGCAGAAGATCTGGTGCGCATGCATGACAGATCGGGATGCGAAACGGTTGCGAAGGGGGTGTTGTTGCCCCGTCAGACCGAGCCCGCGTCGGGTTTTGGGGCGGAGGGCGTGCGCTGATGAGTGCTCCTGTTTCATACCGGCAAGATCGTTTGCGCCCCTGTTTCTCACAAGAAAACAAGGTTTCGGGGGGCTCTGATGTTTGATCTCCGGGCGACGTTACGGATGCAGGTTCGGGCGCTGACCGAGCGGCTTGGCGGGGTGCATGGCACGGCGGCGGCGATTGAGGCGCGCTGGGGCGATGCGGTGTCGCCGGGCACGGTGTCGCGCAAGCGGGAGGGCTCGCTCGACTTCACGGTGGCCGATGTGGTGGCGATCGAGGATGCGCTCGGGGTGTATCCGGTGACGCGGATGCTGGCGCGGCGGATGACGGAGACGGCGGTTTCGGCGGTGACGAGCGCGGCGGAGCTGGCGTTGCAGGCGGGGGAGATTGCGCGGGAGGCGGGCGAGGCGGTGGCGGCGCTGGTGCGCGCGTCGCAATCGATGAAGGCGCATGATGATGCTGCTGCGCTGAAGGAAATCGACGAAGCGATCGAGGCGCTGCGCAAGGCGCGTATCGCGCTCCAAACGCGCATGGGCGGGGGGCAGCCATGACGGGCTTTGCGGCGATGGTGATCGAGGGCGGGTCTGGCGAGGCGCATCTGGCGCTGCGGGTCGAGACCGGGCGGATGGTGCGGTTTCTGGATCTGGTGCGGAAGAAGCTCGCCTTGATCGGCGACGGCGAGATCGATGCGATCGAGCGGTTTTGCGACGGCGGGGGGCTTGTGCGACTGGTGCAGGTTGCGCCCGAAGGGGGCGCGCTGGTGCTGCTGGCGGTGCCGAGCCTGCGGATGCTGCATTTTCTGGACCGGTTTGACTGCGCGCCCTGGGCGGCGCTGGCGCAGGCCTTTGCCGGGGTCGATGTGCCGCCGGAGGTGACGGATGTCGATGACCTGCTGGCGCGGTCGTTTTGAGGGCCGGGCGGTGGGCCGAGGAAGGAGGGATGCGATGAGCGTGGAGCGGATCAGCGGGCCGGGGGCGCCGCGGGCGCGGGCGGGCTGCGATCAGTGCGGGCGGGCTGCGATCAGTGCGGGCGGGCGGAAGTTGTGGCCTGCGCGCCGCCGCGGATGAACCGCAGGCGGGAGGTGAGCCCGATCGAGGGGCAGGTGAACACGAAGCTTGTGCGCCAGGGCTGGGCGATCGTGAAGGGGCGGCTTTTGTGCCCCGGCTGCGATGCGCGGCGGCGGGCGTTTGCGGAAGATGGAGGCAAGAGCAAGGTGGAGAAGGCAGGCAAGACCGGGGTGCTGCGTGCGCCTTCGCGCGAAATGCTGCGCGAGATCAATCAGATGCTCGACGTTGTTTATAACGTCGATGCGGGGCGCTATCGCGGCGCGGAGACCGATGTGACGGTGGCGGAGGCGATCGGCAACGGCTGCCTTTTTGGCTGGGTGGCGGAAGAGCGGCGGCGCGCGTTTGGCGACAGCGGCGAGAACGACGAGATGCAGGTGACGAAGGTCGATCTGGGCGCGCTGGCGAAACGGGTCGAGGCGGCGCTGGCGGATCGGCGCGCGCGGCAGTGCGAGATCGAGAAGGCGGCGGCGGCGATCCGGCAGGAGGGCGAGGCGCTGGCGCAGCTTTTTGGGGAGGTGCAGCGCGCGATGGGCAAGCTCGACACGCTGGCCAAAAGCGTTCTGCCGCGCGGGGCGAAATGATGGGCGTGCGGATCCACGAGGCAGATCACAGGGCGCGGAGGATCCGGGATGGCTGAGGCATTCATCGGGACCGGGAAACAGCGCCATGCGGCCTTCACGCCGGTTGGCGCTGAAGACATCCTCGACTATCCGCTGTCGAATGAAGACCGGCTCGACAGCCATTACTTCGTGCCCTGGGAACGGCGGCGGTGGCTGAACTCCGACATGCGGTTGCGCGGCACGGCGGAATGCCGGGCGATCTATCTGGATCTGATCTTCATCTCTTATGACCAGTCGCCGGTGGGCACGCTGCCGGTCGACACCGATATTCTGGCGCGGCTGGCGATGGTCGACCCGGTGCATATGCGGGCTTTGTGCAACTTGCCGTTCGGGCCGTTGCATCGGTGGGAGCGGTGCCGGTGCGAGGGCGGCGAGATCCGGCTGATGCACCCGATGGTGCTGCGCACGCTGACCGAGGCGATCGCGCGCAAGGAGGACAACCGCGCCAAGAATGACGCCGCCAATGCCGCGAAGCGCCGCCAGCGGTTGCGGATTACCGTGTCGGGCTATTCGGCGGATCTGGCGCGAAACGATGCGGCGCTTTTGTTCATGGATGAATGGCTGATGAGCCAAGGCTGCGAATACCGCAGCTCGAGCTGGATCGAGCGGGCGGTGTCGGCGTGGTCGGATCACATGCTGGCGCTGACGATGCGGGCCCGATCGGACCGGTCGTAACTGTCCAAGAGTGTCCGGAAGACAGTTCAAGACGGTCTTGGACACTCTCGGACTGTCCTGCACGACAGGGAAAAGGACAAGACATTGAAAGGGATAGAGGCCAATCCGCAGACAGACCCAAGCGGGGGCGCCTGTGGATATGTGGATAAGTGCTGAGAAAGGAGCAGGGAGAATGGACAGCGCGGAGCAACAGGCGGGGGCGCGCCGGGTGCGGGAATTGCTGGTCGAGCCGCTGGAGCGGCGCGGGTTGGCGCGCCCGGCGAAGATGACGGCGGCGAAATACAAGGAGATGATCGACGATCTGTGCGCGCGGTTGGCCTATATGACGCCGCTCAACCTGAAGGCGCTCGAAGAGCGGGTGGCGGAGCAGCCTGCGGGGAAGGATCGGGACCGGATCCCGATCGCGAATGAGATCCTCAAATGGGCGCTCGACATGCAGGATCCGGACACGGGCCCGTCGCCGCTGATGCGGGCGGTGTTTGCGCATGCGACGGGGCGCGCGGCGATTGCCGAGGGGTGGGCGCCGGAGCTTTTGGAGGATGTGCGCAAGAACCGGCGCTGGCCGGGGCCTTATGTCGAGGCGCAGTTGAAGGAGGTGGGGCGAGAGGCCACGCGGCGGCTCACGATCATCGAGGAGCGGATGGCGGCGGGGCGGGCGCAGGCGCCCGAAGTGATGCGCTGGCGCGAGGCGCGCAAGGCGGAAATGGCGAAATGTCAGGAGATCGCCGCGCTGGCGCGGCAGGAAGGGGCAGCATGAGCATGATGGGGTTTCCGGGCGGGCGGGTTGTGCCTGCGACGGTATTGGCGGAGCTGGCGGTTCGGGAGCTGACGGGGACGGCGGATCCCGCGGCGACCCGGGGGCTTTCGGGGCGGGACCGGGCGCAGTTCCGGTCCTGGGTGGAGGTTCTGGATTGGGCGTTGTCGACGCGGGCGGTGACGCGGGGGGAGCTTTGGGCGCGGCGGGAGGGCTCGGGCGGGCCGGTGGAGGTGGTGCTTTCGCTCTCGAAGATGCAGGCGCTGTCGCAGGCCTATGTGATGGCGCAGGCGCGCGCGCCGGAGAGCTGCGGGCCGGAGATCGTGGCGGCACCCGCGCGGGGGGCGTGCCGGGTGATCACGATGCGTCAGATCCGACCGGGCACGCGCAACACGATCGAGGAGGCGGGCTATCAGGGGCCGGGGGAGGCGCGCCCGCGCAAGGCGGTGCGGGCGGCGGATGTGTTTGACCGGATGGAGGCGCGGGCGCGGGCGACGGGCAAGCCGGTGCCGTTCACGCCGGGGCAGATCGCGATGGCGCGGCTTTACCGCACGCTGGTCGAGCGGCATGCGGCGGGCGGGGTGAAGCTTTCGAGCCTTGAGGGGCGGCGGGGCGGCTCGGGCGGGGGCGCTCTTGATGTGACCGACCTGCGGCTGGAGGAAGCGCGCCGGATTGCGCTTTTGCGGGCGCGGATCGGGGAGGGGGCGGCGATGGTGGTGCGCCGGGTGCGCCCGAGCGCCCGCGGGCCCGGCGCCTCGGTCATCCTTGATCGGCGGCTCGTCGATGCGGTTTGCCTTGAGGATCTGGACCCGAGCGCGGTGCTTCTGGCGCATGGCTGGGCGCCGAAGGGGGAGCACCGGGAGCGGCTGCGCAGGGCGCTTGGCGCCGCGCTGGAGCGCATGCAGGGGTATCCCTGAGAAAGGGTCTTGACGCTTGAGTCCGTCAGCGGCATACCTCTTGGCATGATCTACACGAGCGCCCGGCGGGACCACCCGACCGGGCGCTTGCTTTTCCAGACAGCGATGACGAGGCGGGCCGATGCGCAAACTGTGCCGCGCGCCGGGCTGCGATGAGCTGGCGCTTGAGGGGCTGGCGCATTGCGCCGAGCACGAGGCCGAGCGGCAGGCGAAGCTCGCCGCGCGGCGCAAGGCGGCGAAGGCGGGGGCGGCGGCGCGTGCGGGCGCCGAGTTCTACGGCACGCAACGCTGGCGCAAGGCGCGCGCGACGTTCCTTGATCGGCATCCGCTGTGCGAAGATTGCGCGAGCCTCGGGCTTGTCGTGGCGGCGCGCGAGGTGGATCACCGGACCCCGCACCGCGGTGACGCGGGGCTGATGTGGGACCGCACGAACTGGCAGGCGCTGTGCAAATCCTGTCACTCGCGCAAGACCGCGCGCGAGGTCTGGCACGGGGATCGTCGCGGCCCCTGATCTCGGGGGCGGGCGCCGCCCCCCACCGGGGGGTGCCCTCAAAATCTCGCACCGCGTTGGGGCACCGGCCCGTGGAGGTGCCTTTTTGCGCCCGGCTATTTGGCAAAAAAAGCCCATCTGTCTGAGAGTTATGGAGGATGAACGATGAAGGGGCCGAAGCCTTCGCTTCATAATGTCATCCCGATGAAGGGGGACATGACCGCGCCGGTGCCCGCGGCGCCCGAATGGATGACGAGCGAGGCGCGCGAGGCCTGGGACCGGCTCGCGCCGTCGCTGGTGGCGAAGGGGCGGCTGGAGCCCGCGTTCGAGGACAGCTTCGCGGCCTATTGCGAATGCGTGGCGGACGTGATCCGGCTCACCGGGGATCTGGCGATCATGGGCAGCTATTACGAGGTGAAGACGCGCAACGGCCTGCAGCAAAAGCACCGCGCGGCCTGGACGCAGCGGGGGCAGGCGATCGCGCTGATGAACCAGCTCTCGGCGCGGTTCGGGCTGACGCCGGTCGATGATGCGCGGCTGAGCTCGGGCGGGCAGGGCGATCTCTTTGCGGACCTTCTGGAGCAGATCAATGGATCCCGTTGACCATCCGGTCTCGTGCTATGCGCGCGATGTGATCGAGGGCCGGGAGGTGGCGGGGGAGCTCGTGCGGCTCGCCTGCGCGCGGCATCTGCGCGATCTGGAGACCGGGCGCGACCGTGGCCTTTACTTCGACTGTCAGGCGGCGAGTGCGATCACCAACTTCTCGAAGCTGATCCAGCACACCACCGGGCCGATGGCGGGCCAGCCCCTGGAGCTGCAGCCCTGGCAGGTGTTCCGGCATGGCTCGGTCTTTGGCTGGAAACACGAAGAGACCGGGCTGCGGCGGTTCCGCGCGACCTATCACCAGGTGGCGAAGAAGAACGGCAAGACCACCGACACCGCGGTGCCGATGCTCTATACCCAGCTCTTTGACGGGGAGGCGGCGCCGCAGGGCTATTGCGCGGCGACGACGCGCGATCAGGCGGGGCTCCTCTTTGGCGAGCTGAAGCGGATGATCGGCAAGAGCCCGGCGCTGACGCGGCTGATGCGCAGCTGGCGCTCCTCGATCGACACGCCCGCGACGAGCGGGGTGATCAAATGCCTCTCGCGCGACGGCAACACCTCGGACGGGATCAACCCGCATTTTGCGGCGCGTGACGAGGTGCACCGCTGGAGCGACCGGGAGCTCGCCGAGGTGGTGGTGAACTCGATGATCGCGCGGGCGCAGCCGATCGATTGGGCGATCACCACGGCGGGGGCCGACATGGTGTCGGTGTGCGGGGAGATGCGCGAATACGCCTCCGAGGTGCTGCGGGGGAATGTGAAGGATGACGCCTTCTTCGGCTATGTGGCCGAGCCGCCGCTCGACTGCGACGTGAATGATCCGGCGGTGTGGAAGATGGCAAACCCGAACCTCGGGATGACGTTCAGCGAGGAGCGGTTCCGGGCGATGCTGCACGAGGCGCAGGCGATTGCGGGGAAGATGCCGAACTTCCGGCGCCTGCATCTGGATCTGTGGACCGAGGGCGCGCAGTCCTGGATCGAGCGGGAGGTCTGGGACAAGGGGGCGGCGCCCTTCGATCTGCGCGCGCTTCGTGGCCGCGATGCCTGGGTGGGAATTGACCTCTCGAAGACCACGGATTTGACCGCGATCTGCGTTGCGGTGCCGGTCGACGGGCTGATCCATCTGATCACCTACACCTTCCTGCCCGCCGGGCCGAAGGGGTTCATCCAGCGCGC